TTCCTGAAGGACGACGCCAAGGGCGACCCGTTCATCAACGAATCCCACGTCGTGGCATTCGGTTGGGGCACCGCCGAGCAACTGGTTCGCATGAAAGAACTGTCGCTCAAGGTCAACGAAGTCCTGACCAAGCTGTTCGACGATGCTGGCTTGCTGCTGGTCGACTTCAAGCTTGAATTCGGCGTGTTCAGCGACGGTTCCATCGTCCTCGGCGACGAGTTCAGCCCGGACGGCTGCCGTCTGTGGGACAAGGACACCAAGAAGAAGATGGACAAAGACCGCTTCCGCCAGGGCCTCGGTGACGTTATCGAAGCCTACGAAGAAGTCGCCAATCGTCTGGGCGTACCGCTTTAATCGACGCAAGCATCTGATAGCACGGAGAAATTTTCGAAAGAGGGTTTGCTTTCGGTAAAAGTGTTGTTATGATGCGCGCCGTTGGAGAGATGCCAGAGTGGCCGAATGGGACGGATTCGAAATCCGTTGTACCTTCACCGGTACCTAGGGTTCGAATCCCTATCTCTCCGCCATTATTGAACAAGACGAAGCCCCCGTAATCATTGATGATTACGGGGGCTTTTTCGTTTTCGGCATTCTACTTAGGGCATTTTTAGGGCATGGGTGGTGTGCTTTCAGATCCTGCTGTGGGTGACCCTCTCATGCGAGCGATCGATCCCCACTCGAATTGAGCCTTCCTCGCTAGTGACAAAATGCCATGCTGCCGCTAGAGTCGATTAGAATTCTTTCAAGCGTGAATATTATTTAGAGGGATCTAATGTCAAAGCGCCAATATCCTGTTGAAATGGCCAACCTCGTTTGTAAGTTTGGCGACAAAAATCTTCTCGATTATTTTGAAGAGATCGTAGTGCCGGCGTTCTTCGATCAGGAAATGTTGAGGCGGTATGGTGAAACTAAATACTTCTTTGAAAAGGTTGAGTTTGTCACGGTTGAAGGGCGTGTATTGTTAGTTGGAAGAATCATTAAGGATATGATTCTTGAGCGGGAGCAAGTCTATTCCCGCAGTGAAGGTTTGGTGCCGGATCACGATGAGTTGCAGTCATCTCCATCTAGTATTTTTGTTTTGATATTAGATGTGCATCGCCTTGTGTTTTTAAAGGAGACTAGGTTTGCGCCGACACTTGATAATTTCAAATCGACTCTTGAGAGCTTTTTAAAGCTCAAGCATAAAGTTTTTATAGATTCTAAGTACGATGAGCTAAAAGCTGCTGGTGAAAAAGTCACGAAAAAGAAACTCGTCCTGGAAAATTTCCCGCCTTCACTGGAGCTGATACCTTTAACTTCTGCTCAAAGTATTGATGATTTTGTTCGGCAATATGATGTGTTGCGGTCTGTCTCTTATAAATTCGCTGACAGAAATGATGAACATGATAACGAAGGTTTTTTTGAGGCCGTTCAGCGTCAAAAGGATGAGGTGGGGAGTAAGAAAACTGAAGTTAAACATTCCAATCCTGAGGGTTTGAATAAAGAAAGTGTAATCGGGGAGGTTCAAGCTGCAACGGAACAGGGGAATCAAACTGTAACGCTGGTAGGTAAGGACAGTTCGGGAACTGAACTGAAAGGCGACAACACTGATTTTCAGCTTAAGACGTTTGTAGAGCTGGTCAGTCATACCCCGGCGGTCGCAGCTAGGACACTGTTTCGAAAATTCATCCAGCTGGTAGGGGATGGTCTTATTGGAGTAAGTACGCCGCCACGACGCGCAACGGAAAAACTTAGCTCTTATCGGAGTGCTGAAGATGAGTGAGGATCTTTCTCCCAAAGCGCTAATGAACGAGAAGAGTCTTTGGGGTATTTATGTTCAGGCAAGGCGAATTCCTTTCAATCGCTTCAATTTTTGGGCAACCCTTCTTGTTTTGGTCGCTGTTGCGCTTCAATATTGTATGTTGGAGATTGCTTTGGATGAAAAGCTAAAAATTATAAGAGAGTTCAGCACGATGGCCTTAGGTGTGGTGGTCTCTGTTCTTGGCTTTATTCTTGCCGGCTTTACAATATTTGCTACAATCAGCCAGCCGGAAATGCTAGTGGCGATGTCGAAGTATCGCCATGAAGTTTCGCAGTTGTCATATCTTAAGAATAATTTTTTTACGTTTATGCGTGTTTTTATTTACTATCTTCTCTATACGGTTTTTTGCCTAATGGTGATTATTTTCGCCGTAAAAGGTGGGCTGGTTCATAAGCTGGTTATGCTTTCGCCTATTTCTTGGAAAATTGCAGAGTGGTTAGTTGGAGCGGCGTATGTTGGGTTGTATGCGGGAATGTTCTTTTTGTTAATGCAGCTTAAGTCATTTATTTATAATGTTTATCATAGTGTAATGACTGCTATTCGTTGGAAGGCAATTCAGTAAAAGCGCGTTGCGCGCTTTTATTCTCTGAAACCAAGCATCTTAGATACGATACCTGCCATGCTTTTGGTGTCTCTCGGTATCCATCTACCATAGTGCTTTCTTACCATCGTTGTATCTGCGTGGCCTAGCTGGCGGGCCACCCATTCGACTGGAACGTAGCTTGAAAGCATTTGACTCGCAAAGGTATGGCGACATTGATTGGCCCCCCGATGGCGTACATCTGCCTTTTTCAGATGAGCGGTAAACCAATTGCTCAAAGTCTTACCGCTCCATAGCAACCCGCTGGTAGAACTGCGGAATAGAAACCTGACTTTCATCTTCTTCGACGTGATGTTGTCGCGCTGGATAACGGTGATCTCTTCGACGGAGGCCTCCCTGGCCGCAGCAACGATCTCTCGCATCAGTTCCAGTGCAGGGTCTATCAGCTCGACGACTCTCACCCGGGAGCGTTCTTTCGGGACTTTGAACTCGCCTACGACTAGCGCGCGTCGGACATGCACCAAGCCGGCATCAAGGTCGACGTCCTCAACAGCGAGTGCGATGAGTTCGGATAGCGATAGTCCGGCCCAGCAGTTGAACTCAATCATCCTGGTATCGGGTCGTCGTTCCGGATCCGCTTTGCCGATCAAATCAATCTCGGTGCGGCTGAAGGGATCGGCGTGCTCGAGGTCGACGTCCGAACCGACGTTGCTGATTCGGTCCAGTGGGTTGGCTTTCAAGATGCCGTCGCCGAAGGCGTCAGCCCAGACGCCACGGACGACGGTGAAGATGTCGTTTACTGTCTTTGGGGATAGGCCTTGCTTCAGCAGTTGTGCTTGAAACAGCTCTATATCGCTCTTGCTGATGTCCACGATTCGGCGTTTGCCAAATTTGTTTTCGACGTGCTTGGCCTTGCTGACGTAATTAACAACGGTACTTGATGCTTTGAGTGCGCGCTGAACCTCCAGCCATCGGTCGATACCTTCCTTCACGGTGCGCTTAAGAGACGGTCCGCCTGTCCCTGTGAACATTGCTGCCCTAGGAGAGTTGGGGAAGTGGGTCGCATAGTCAAAGCGGCCCTCTTTGATCTCTGCAAGGATTGTGCGGCGTTTGTTGTCGGCATAGGCAATCGCAGCTTTGTTAACCTTCGAGATCCCCTCAAGTGGTTCCCGGCATCGCTGGCCATTGAAGATGAACCAGATGCGCAGCTGTTTGCCGTTCATCTCGACACCTCTGGGCATCTTGTCACTCATGGTTGACCTGCCATCCACTTTTCAATTGCTTCCTTGTTGTAAACCAGCACATTGGCGGGGTCGGTACGGTAGTGTTTGCCCTCCAACCACAGACCGCGAGAACGATACTTGCGGACAGCTTCTGTGCTGAGTCCGAACACTGGATAAAGCAGGTCTTGGCGAAACCAAGCGCCTGGTGTTATTTGAAAATCAATTTTCTCTGCAGCGCTCATGCTGCCTCCTCCCTCTGACTCACGCTCAACCCCACCGCAACAGGGCGCACCCACACCGGCATGTTGCTCAGCATGAAGGTTTCGCCGGCTTCGGCCAGCAGTAGGGTGGTGCCCATCACGTGGGCGATTGCTTCGGCAGCTGCCGGCGGTACCGCGTTGCCGATCCGCTCGCGCCATGCCTGATCGCTCAGGCCGTCCAGCTCGAACTGCTCTTCCGGTTCGACCAGACTTTGCAGCGCAGCCAGCTCCAGCGTGGTGAATGGCCGGTGCCAGGTGCCGTCGAGGCTTTCGATGACGCAGGTCAGACGGTCATTGGCTTCCGGCATGCGGGGATCAGCCACTGACCATCGTCCGTTGTCCTGTTTGGCACTTGCCGACACGGCGCCGCATTGTTCGTTCCAGCCGACGACGCCGTAGTGGCCGCCAGTCAGGTACGCGTCGCCCTTTGTGCGCTTCATGCCTGGGCGCGGATCTGCGATCGACAATGCACCGCTGGCTACCTGCTGCGATCCGGTAACAGTCCCAGCAGTTTTAGCCCATGGACAAACGCCAAGCTTTCGGCTGCTCGCCCTTGGGTGCCAGTTGTGATATCGAGGATCCTGAACCGCAAAGGCGCCTTGCCCCGTGGTACTGCCGGCGATGACTGTTCCGGCAGCGTTGTCGAACGGCGTTACCAGATATTTGCCGAAGCCATCACCAGGTCGGCGAGGATCAGCAACGCTGAATGTTCCTTGTCCGGGTGATTTCACGCCGATAACCGCGCCGCTTGTTTCTTCCCAGCGGCGCACGCCGTATTGCTGATATTGCAGCGCCCCGGCTTTGGCGCGTGGATCAGCAACAGAGAACTTCCCGTTCATGGGTCTGTTGGCTCCTGCGATAACCCCGCTGTTCTCGTTCCAGTCAGTTACACCCAAAACACCCCGGTGATACTCGGGTACGATGACCAGATCACGCAGGTAACCGTCCTCGATCGCCAAGTCATTCAGGCTGCGCCAGTCCTTGCCGGCGGTGACCAGGGCGAGGCGAACCCACGTTTTCCATTGCAACGCCGGCACCCGGTGCATCGGGCCAGCGGCTTCGACGTCGCCGGCCAGCGGCATGCGACCGAGGATCGAGCCGACAGACTTGAGCGTCTTCTTTTCCGGCTCGTACAGGAACGGCGGCACCTTCTCGATATGGCGGGCCACCAGCAGGAAGCGCTTGCGGCTCTGGGCAAGGCCGCCGATGACTCCGCAGTCGTGGGTGGTTTCAGCAACCGCATATCCGTAGTGGTTCAGCAGTTTGTTTATCTGGTCCAGCAGGTGCCGGCCGCGAGTAGCGAGGCGCGGCACGTTCTCGAAGACGATCAGCGACACCGGGTCGTCCTTCCAGGCCTCACACATCAGCCAGATACAACGCAACGTCAGCTCGTTCAGGGCTTGGTACTTGGGTGTCAGGCTCATTGTTTCGGACAGTAAGCCCGACGCCCCTTTGCATGGGCTGGAGATAAACACGGCGTCCGGACGTGCGTTGCTGGCAGCGCGGCGCAGGTCGTCGGCGCTCGCCTCAGTCCAGCCGGCTGGTGGCTCTTTACCGTGGAAGCGTTTGTACTGGTCGCGGGTGAACAGATCCATCAGCGTGCCAGACACGCCAGAAAGACGCTGGAAGTCGCGCAAGCCGGCTGGGTCCACGTCGACGCCGCCGATGCACTGCCACTCGGCTTGTATATGCCCAACGACAGGCTTGGCCCGGTTGAATCCCTTAGCGCCCCCGCCTAGGCCGCAGCACATGTGAAAGTGCTTGAGAGTGCGCTTGATCATGGGCGCGCTCCTTCGGTGTGCTGAGCAACGAGTGCGGCATGCTTCCACGCTCTGCGGCTCCACGCAGCGAAGCCGGCCCGGTACGCGTAATGCTCACGGGCGAATGAATCGGATGTCTTCGCGCCTGGTGCGGTGATGTACGTGCCTCGCTGTGTGCAGTACCGCAGCCCTTCGGGCACCGGGAACTCTTTCTCGAACTCGGCACGCTCGTTGATCTGCACCTTGTTGGCTGCAATTTTTGCGGGGTGTTCGGACGCGCAAGCGGGGTGCTTATACCCCTCTGCAAGCTGCGCGGGCGGGCGATTCTGAGCGTTTAGCGTGGCATTGAGTGTCGCTGCCTCGCGCAGCTTTTCGTGGGGTATAAGCGCCTCGGTGGTGCTGCTAGAAGGAGCAATAATGCCTGCTGCTGCGCAGCAGAGACTGTTTGTTTCTAGTGTGTCGACGCTGGTTTCCTTGCGGAGCAAAGCGGTCGCGGATTGGGTGTCGTGCTGGTCCATTTGCATGCCGCTTTCCTCCGAAATTTGAGTGCGCGTTGGTGCATCAGCCGCCGATGGGGCGTTAGCCGGGTTACGGTGGTTGCTGGATTGGGGACGGATCTCGCTCATGCGGCGTTCTCCTGTTCGGCCGGTTCCAGCAGAGCAGCCATGGCTAGCGCTTGGTCGCGGAGGGTGCGGGTGTCGCGTTCCAGCTTTTTGCCGGTGCGAAAGGCGCTGAACGTTTCAGATGCGATCCGGAGTTTCTCGGCGATTTCCAGTAGGGTCAGTCGTTCCTGTTCGCCAAGTTTTGAGGCAGCCAAGGCGCGCTCGTAGTGGGTGTACAGTTTCTTGCGTTGGTCGTGCGCCAGATCCAGGGTGTGCTGCAAGTTGCGGACTTCTTCCGCGCTGTCAGCACTCTGGATCAATTGGCCGTCTCGATACCCAATACAGCCGCCGACGGCGTAGCCCTCGCTGTAGCCCTCTGAATGTCCCTCGGCGCGGCCGCTGTTGAAGCCGTGCCGGTAGGCGAGCCAGTAAACGCCGGCGATCATGAGGACGATCGCTATCAGCGCGTAGATTTGAACTGCAGTCATGTGGTGTGCTCCTGGTGATGTCATTGGCTGGTGGTGGCAGCCGCTCTTTTTGTGGTTGTTACTCGTTGGTGTCGTCCTGCTGCTGTTGCATGTCTTCGTCAGCTTTGTAGGCACGGATGTCGATCAGGGAGGCGACGTGCCTGATGTGTGCGTACTTCGGTGCCTTGCGGCTGGTGTCCAGCGTGGTGATTGGGAGCTGGATGCGGCCGCTGCTGATCTCGGCCACGAACGATTGTTCGTTGAGGTTGCGGAAGTACTGCTCGCGCACTTTGTCGAGCGGGATCAGGACGTCGCCGAAGATGCGATAAAGCAGTTCGACGGTGGCTGACTCCGGGGCTGGGTGCAGGCGGAGCGGGTTTTGTGCTGTGTTACTCATGGCTTTGTTGGGCCTCCTTGCGTTGTTTTTTGGCCGGGTGGTTCCAGGCATTCAGGCAATGCGTTCTGGTCAGCTCGCGCAGATGTTCGGGCACTTCGAGGAGCGCGGCGTTGCGCTCCTCTCGTGTCCGCATGGCGATGATCTGGCGGGCGTATTCCCTAGGCCACGTCACGGTTGTCTGCCGGAATGGCAGGTAGGTCGATGCCCAGCTGTTCGGCCAGCCAGCGAATGCCGGGTTGCTTGATTCGCGTAGACTGGCTGTACTGCATGCCGAGCTGGTCGTGGTACCACTGGCCGTCCTTGATTCGCAGGTAGTCGCGATCACGGTTGGGATAGGCCGGCAGGTTCCGCTCGTTGAGCAGACCTTTTTCACGCATGCGTGCGATGAGCTTCGGCCGAGTCAGGCCGAGGTGGGTTGCGGCTTGGGCGAGAGTGCGTTCCATGGTGTGCCCCTCATGCCGCGTGCGCAGCTGGTGTTGCCGCTGCAGCAAGGTGGTTGATGGACTCGCTAACTTTGCCGTAGATCTCCACATCGCTGCCGTATACGGTGAAGCAACGGGTGTGTGGGCTTTTGTTGCCGATGCTCAGAATGGTGGTGACACCTGATCGAGATTGAGTGCGATGGAGCGCGACGATCAGTGGATAGTCGAAACCCATGTCGAGGTTCAGCACACCGCCGGTGCGCACCAGCTCAAACACTCGTTGCTTGTCCGAGACTTCAAATCGACCATATTCGCGGCTGGCGTGGGGGCGGTGCACCAGATCGCTGATGTTGCTCGCGTCGAATGGTCCATTGGCGATCTCTTCGATGAAGTCCGCCAGCTTGAGGTGCATCCTCTTGTCGTTCTGCAGGGTCAGCGTGTGGCGTTCGCTGCCCAGTTCGACGACGAAGATGCTTTCCGTGATGCCACGTTCAACCTTGAGGCGAAACGCCAGGCACTCGCGCCTAGGCGCAGTCCGTAGAACGTGGTTGAAAGTCTCCGTCAGGTTTACTTGGGCATTGAGCAACTGCAGGGTACGGTTGTCGATTTTGTACTTGATCATGCTGCGTGCCCTCCGCCGTTCGGATTGACCGGGGCAGGAGTGGTGCGTGTCCTCAGCTTCGGTTTGCTGATGGCGAACGCGCAGCCGCACTCGCGGGCAAGGCGGCGAATCTCAAAGATTTGGAAGGGGTTAGCAGCGGCCGGGTGGACGTGCAGGGTTGCTGTGGTGTGCATTTGTTGTCTCGCTCTGTGGTGGAAGAGTGAGATAAATATCAACCAGCGGTTGATTTATGTCAAGTTGCAGCGCTATTGAATTTTAAGGCTATTGATATTATTTTGGATTGATATCATTGAGCCATTGCTGATTTTGCTATTGTGGCTATCTCCTTAAAGGATTTTCTATGATTCACGGATGTGAGTTCAGAGGGCGAGATTTACGGTTCCACACTCAAAGTATTGTTGATGACTCCAATGTCTTCACAATAGTTGTTGGTAAAAACGGTGTGGGTAAAAGCTTGCTCTTACAACAACTTGTTTGCTCATTTGTTCCTATAACCGAGCGTGTGAGAGAGAGAACGCATTTTTCAAATAATGATCTGTTCTCGGATTTCTATGGGTCTCTGGAGTTTTCTCACTATCCTTCTCGCGTAATTGCCTCATCAACGAGCCCGTTTGATAAGTTTCCTCTTGATAGGAAAAGGGATTTTGATAGTGTTTACGAATATCTGGGGTTGAAAGGGCTTCCGAGTTCAAACTTGAGCTTAGCTTTTATCGGCAGAACGATTGGCGCTTTAATAAAGGCGCTAGAAAAAAGTCACGGTCATTTAATGGCGGTGTTGAAGGTATTTGACTATCTTGGCTATGTGCCGTACATGAAAGCAAGGATGGTTTTGGATGTACAGCGGTACAAAATTCGCGAAATCTTAAGCGCTGACGATCCTATAAGTGCACTGGTCGAACAGATGGCGCGTCGAGGAAACAGTTTCTTTGTGACGGAGGGAGGAGGGGCGCCAAAATTAAGCAAACTTCAGCTTATTTCGATAATTGAAGCGTTAGCGTACTTTATTGAATCTAAAGAGAAGCCTAGGATCGATATCATTATTGGTTGGCACGGCGCAACTGATGGTGAAACAGGTTTAAGAATAGATGGGATGATTAGCATCTTGCTGGAGTACGGTCTTCTAAAGATTAGAGATGTCGCGCTTCAGAAAGTTGGTATGGTTTATGATATTCAGATAAGTGATGCCAGTTCAGGTGAGCAGTGCGTTCTGATGGCGCTTCTTGGGATTGCAAGTCAGATTGAAGATTACTCTTTGGTCTGTATTGATGAGCCTGAGATATGTCTTCATCCTGAGTGGCAAGAAAAGTATATCGAACTTTTGGTCGAATCATTCAGCGGTTTCAAAAACTGTCATTTTATAATCGCTACGCATTCGCCTCAAGTAGTGTCCAGTCTCGCAAGTCACAATTGCTTTATTTTGGATATGCAGAAAGGAGAAACATTTGCCGCCGGCACAGTGAATAAAAAGTCGGCTGATTTTCAGTTGGCAAATGTGTTTGGGGCGCCTGGATTTAAAAACGAATATCTTTCTAGGGAAATTGTATCCGCGCTAGGTGTGCTAGCCAGCGGGCAATGGTTCTCAGAGGAGCGATTACAGGAGTTGTTCAATATAATCAGCCTTAAAGACATGATTGATCCCGAAGATCCAGTTTATAGGCTAATCGGTATGCTATCTGATGCGTTGGAAGGTATTGAATAGTATGGCGCTTTCTGACTCTAAATTTAAAATTGCTAAGCCGTATGTTTTTTCTGCTGAAGAAGCCGAATTAGTCGAAACGTTTATTGTCCTTCCTGCGGATGAGATGTATCAGTTTTGGGATAATACAAAAACTGGTGCTTGGGGACGCCTCAAGAAAAATGTCAAGGATCACTATATTCGCGCTCAGGACTATCAGTGCCCTTATTGTCTGCAAAGAATTGAAGTTGATCATAATGGCGCCTGGGATGCGGAACATATAATTCCTAGGAAAACACACCCTCAATTTACATTTGAATCATATAATCTTTGTGTGAGTTGTAAGGATTGTAATAGTGCTAAGTCTGATAAGAAAGTTTCTTATGCTAGAATAAAAGAGAAATTCAGTTGTAGCTCAGATGACTATTTGATTTGTCATCCTCATTTTGATGAGTATTCAGAACATATTAAAGTGGTAAGTGTTGCGGGGTTTTATATGCCTCGCACCCCGAAGGGTAAAGCGTTAATTGAAACGTGTGGCTTATTACGATTTTTATTCAAGTTTTCTGGCTATGAATGTGATATCGCAGAAATACAGGCGAAATCGTTTGAGCTCAATAATTTGCTGCAAGAAACCTCTGACTCTCTAGTTTTGAATTATGTTTTTGATTGTCTTGAAGAGTTGGGGCGTGAGGGTAAGAGGCTGTTGCGCGAAAGAAGAATGGCAACGCTATAAATTTAGTGGTGCTGGCTTCTACTCTGGTATGAAAGAGCCTACTACTTTCCCGCATATATGAGTTTCTTCCGTAATATCAATGATTGGATATTGCGGATTGATCGGTCTGAGAAACTGTCGGCCAGCGTCCTCCACTAGTACTTTGAAGGTTGCTTCATTCGTACGTGGAACTCTGGCAATCACTCTGTCACCTGTCTTGGTTTCTGCTTCAGGATCCACGAAAATAATACACCCTGTTGGATAGCTTCTCCCAGGGCCCGGGTTAGTCATCGAATCCCCAAGGACTTTTAATGCATACCCGTGACTGCTGATGGGGACGGGGCATGATAGCCAAGAGTCGGCATCATAATTCTCAAAATTAGATACCGCTTCACACCAAGCACCGGCCTGAACCCACGAAATCAATGGAACCTTACCAAAACGATGACTGATTTCGCTGACGTTGCTTCCGTCGCTAACGTCTATTATGCGAACGTTATTCCTTCCAATTTGATCCTTCGGCAGAACCCCGTATTCAAGCCATTCCCGCCTGACACCAAGCCATGAGCAGAGCGCTGACATGCTGTCTGCCTCCGCCATCGCTTCGCCATTCAGCCACTTGCTGATTGCCTGAGTTGTTTTATCAACCCCCACGCTTTTCAGGTGACGATGAATATCCACCCCACGACCACGGGCGCGCACGCCGGCATCGTCGAGAGCTTCGTGTAGGCGCTCGCTGAAAGCTGCGCGGAGAGCATTTTTATCAACCATGGGTTGAGAGTCTCATAAAGGTTGCGCAATAGTCAGTTGATCTGTAACATCAACCGCAAGTTGATAAATGGAGGTTGTCATGCTGGAACCTGCAGATTTTCCGAGCGCGATTGCGTTCGCTTTTGAGGCCGTAGGCGGCATCGGGGCCGCTGCGAAGGTATGCAATAGAAGCTACCAAGCACTGAACAAATGGCGTCAGGCGGCATGCCTGCCGAGAACGGATTACACAGGTGAAACAAAGTACGCCGAGCTGTTGGCGACTGCTGCGAAGCAGAAAGGCAACGCATTCCAAGCTGCTTGGCTTTTGAACGCTTCGGCTCCGCAAAAAGCTGCGGCATAGATAGAAAAAAGGCGACCCAAAGGCCGCCCAGTTTCTCCCGGCACGCACCACCACAGCGCTGTCGGGTCGCGATAAAGATAGGCGGGCACACCACATGCAACCACCTCCCTTTATCGCGCTTTTCCAAGGCTCGGAAGCCTTGGTGTTGCTGCCTTTTCCACCACAGATTGGGCAGCTGTTGCGCCAGGGGTGAGCAACGGATTTCTCGCCCCGGCACAGTGCCGGTATCGATCCCGAAGATCTAGCCGGCGTTTGGGCCCTTTCAAGCCACGCGGCAAATGTATCACCACTGCATGTCGCGCGGCACTGGCAACTTACAAGGATTAATGCCATGAGCCGTATCGCTCTGAGTTCTGTTGAGCGGGCGCAGCGGGAAGTTTTGCCGCTCGATCTCGCGCTTTACCATGCCGCACGGGACTACCCCGGTGGCGCCGCAGCCATCGCCGCCACCACCGGCCGGAATGCGACCACGCTGCAGCACAAGCTGTCCCCAACCCACCCAAGCCACACGGTGAACATTCAAGAGTTCGGCGAGATTCTGGAGCTGACCAAGGATCGTCGCATTCTGGATGCGGTGCATGCGTTGGTCGGTGATACGACTTGGCAGGAGCTGGCTGAGGCGTACACCAACGACATGCCTGAGACGTTGACCACCGGGATTGCCGAGTACTTCCGGCAGGTGGCGGATCTGGCGGATACCTGGGCCAAGAGCATTGGCGACGGGATTGTTTCCGATGAGGAACTGGCCGCGATTCGCCTGCAGGTGTTCCGTGGGATTCAGGGGCTGTTGGGTTTGTTCAACCGCGCCACGTATGTCAATCAGACGACGCGGGGTGTCGATCGTGGCTGACATTGCTGACTTCGCTAATGACCTGGTGCAAGAACGTATCGATCAGGCCCTCGCTGCGCGCAACGCCGCTAAACCTGCATTGGCGGCGCATTCGTTTCTATTCTGTGAAAACTGCGACAGCCCAATCCCCGAGGGACGGCGTTTAGCTGTTCCTGGCTGCACGCAATGCGTGAGCTGCCAGGAGGTCGAGGAGATCATGGAGGCCATCCATGCTCGATGATGTGTTGGGGCAATTCGCGGATTACGGTCTTGAGCCTGCGCAGCCGCTGGTGTTTGGCAAGCTGACCCGGTGTAAGACTTCGCAGGACAAGGGCAAGGAAAAGAATGGCTGGTATGTCATCCATGAACAGCGCACGGAGAAAGGCGAGACGCTGATCTTCGGTGCGTTCGGTGACTGGCGTTCTGGCGAGTCTCAGAAGATCAAGGTCAAGGCGGGACGGATGTCGCCTGAAGAACGCGAAGTTATGCGCGCTCGACAGGAGGAGGCCAAACGCCGCGCGGCTGAGATCTCGGCCAACGCGGCGCGTCGTGCGGCGAAGCGTGCAACGGGTATGTTCAAACGCATGCCAGAGAAGGGCCGTAGCGACTATCTGGATCGCAAGCAGATCGTTGGCTTCGGCGTTCGATACGCGCCGCGCTCTGGTGCGTTTCTGGTGCCGATGAGCAATGTGCGGGACGAGATTGTCGGCCTGCAGGTGGTGTTTCCGACCAAGCAAGAGGACACCGGTCGGGACAAATCCTATTGGCCTTACGGCATGTCCAAAGAGGGCGCCTTTCACTTGATCGGGCCGCACCCGGATCCGGGCGAGCCGGTGCTGGTGTGTGAGGGTTACGCGACCGGCGCAAGCCTGCATATGGCCACGTCATTGACCGTGGCCGTTGCGTTTGACGCGGGCAATTTGCTGATGGTTTGCAAGGCCATGCGCGAGCGTTTCGCCGGTTGCCCGCTGATCATCTGCCGAGACGATGACTGGAAGACCACCAAGCCGAATGGTGACGCGTGGAATCCCGGTGAAGAGAAAGCCAACAACGCGGCGCTGATTGTCGGTGGCCAGGTGGTTGCGCCGATCTTTTCCAGTGAGCGGGAAGCCAAGTGGACCGACTTCAACGACCTGCATGTGGCTGAGGGTTTGGAAGCGGTGCGCCGTCAGGTGTTGGCGGTGGTCAAGCCTCCCGCTGCTGGTGGTTGGAAAGATCTACTTGCCCGTAGCGAAAGCGGCGCGCTGATTGCGCACATGCAGAACGTCGAGTTGATCCTGGCCAACGATGAGCGTTGGGCCGGGGTCATTAGTTACAGCGCCTTCAGTTCGAAGATCGTCAAGCTGCGTGCGGCGCCATATGGCGGCGGCACGGGCGATTGGGCGGACATTGATGATGTGCGGGTGATGAAGTGGCTCGCGCAGCAGTACAACTTGCGGGTCAAGGCCTCGCATGTGATCGAGGCGGTGAGTGTGGTTGCGCATGACCATGCGTTTCATCCAGTGCGCCAGTACCTGCGCAAGCTGCAGTGGGATCAGGTGCCCCGGCTTGAAAGTTGGCTGACCGATGTCATGGGTGTGAAGGCAACAGATTATTCGGCAAAGGTCGGCAAGCGCTGGATGTTATCGGCAGTAGCGCGGGTGATGAAGCCCGGCTGCAAGGCTGATTCGGTGATGATTCTCGAAGGTGCGCAGGGCGCTGGTAAGTCGACCGCAATGAGCATCCTCGGCGGCGAGTGGTTCATGGACACGCCGTTTGCGCTGGGCGACAAGGACGGGTTTCAGGCGATCCGGGGCAAGTGGATCGTGGAGCTTGGCGAGTTGGATAGTTTCAACAAGGCTGAGAGTACGAAGGCCAAGCAGTTCTTCTCGGCGTCCACTGACACTTATCGCGAGAGCTACGGCCGCAGAACTATGGACGTGCCACGCCAGTGTGTTTTCGTGGGTACGACGAACCAAGACGAGTACCTGAAGGACGCCACCGGTAACCGGCGTTACTGGCCGGTGGCTTGTACCAAGGTGGATCTGGAGTTGTTGCGCTCGATGCGCGATCAGCTGTGGGCCGAGGCGGTGTTCTGTTACGACGCGGGCGATCTTTGGTGGGTGACGCTGGATGAGGCGGCTATGTTCGGCGAGGAGCAGGACGAGCGCTTCGTAGTAGATGAGTGGGAAGGGCCGATTCTGACCTGGCTGGAAGAGTCGCAGATCGGCGAGACCGCCACCGGCAGTGATGTGCTGCTCAGTGCGCTGAAGTTGGACCTCGGGCATTGGGGTAAGCCGGAGCAGATGCGAGTCGGGGCGATCATGCATCGGCTAGGTTGGCGGCGCGTGCGGTTGCCTGCATTGGTGAAGAGTGGACAGCGGCCTTGGGCTTACAAGAAGCCGGCAGGGTGGGGCGGTGCTTCGGCGTTGCAGCGGGTTCAGTTCGAGGAGCCTTGCTTTGATTAAGGAGATCGATTCGCTGCTTCGGCAGTGGGCGCAGGAGCTGCATTCAGAACATTCGAAAGGAGGGCTGGCTGGGGGAAATATGGTTGCCATGATGATGGAGAGCAACGGGCAACTGATCAGGGGGCGACGTGCCTTTCGTGCGCCGCTTGAAAGTTCGCTGGACATCGAACTGATCGTGACCAAGCACCTCGCGCCAGAGCTGGTGACGGTGGTGCGTGAGCATTACTGCACGCTCGATGTGGATATGCGCTTGCGGTATGCCCACTGCGGTTGTGGCCGCGACACGTACTACCAGCGTTTGCATGATGCGCATCTGCAGATCTTCGGCGTGATGATGGGGCTGGCTGCGTGACCCCAGGCATTGTTCCGGTTGTGGTTGTCCCACTGGCCCGTCTTGTCTCGTTGCGCTTTGATGCAGTGGGACAGGTGCGGGCCTTGTCGTTGTTGGGTTGTCCCACCGTCCCGCCTAGTAGTGCCTCCCGCCCGTGTGAGCGCAGCGGGCAAGCAGTACGCGCTTACGCGCGAACGCGTGTTCTTTAAATTTCTTCCTTTACACGAGAAAGGAGAAGGATAAGTAGGACAGTGGGGCGAAGCCCCGAATTCAGGCGCTCTCAGGCGTCCCACTTCGATTCCGAAAAGTGGGACGTATGGGACACCACAGCAACAGCAGAATGCCGCGGTGGTGTATTCGCCGACATTCGCTAGGCGTTCACCCTGTGTTGCCCACTTATTCACCGGGTGGCATTAAAACAGGGTTGCTGCCACCGGAATCGACCTGTAAAAAGTACTCATCTTCGATAGGTGCGACCGCAGAGAGCGGCAGGCATGTCAGTCAAAACCAGCCTTTGTGCTGGTTTTTTTGTGCCTTTGATTTGAAGGGACGTTACAGGCTTGTTGACGCAGAAGAGGGGCTGGGGACCTGTGAAGTGACGCTAAGCAAATTTTTCAAAGGTGGGGCGATACTACTGAACTCGCCTCACTCACACGCATAGCAACTCATTGCTTAGGGCTTGGCAGCGTAGCGGTTGTACTCAGCCGTTTTCCTCGCGATGGTCGCATGTTCCTGGGCAATTTTCTGCACGAAACCAGCGTTGTTGCGGTGGCAATGATCGATCGTCGACTGAATGCTGCGCAGTTGGGATGCAGTGCTGCTTGATTGAGGTCTTGCAGCTACTTGATGCCATTCTTGCGTCTTGCGAGCAATTGTGACGTTTTCGTTCGCGATCCTCCTCTGATGATCAGCAATACGTCTGTTCGCCTGATCAATCTCTCCCCCCAGCCTTCTCATGTTCGAAAAATCTGACGCACTTGGCATGTTGCTGTCCTTGGTGATGGCACTCGGTATGAGCGCGCCAGAAATACATGGGGGTCAATTCTGTTTTACCAAGCGAATTCAACAACTTGATTGAGACAAATTATGACAAGCGAGCAACAAGCATTGGCGGAAATGCCGATCTGGCTAGTGATCGTCCTGGCTCTGGTCGGTGGCGTATCGGGGGAGATGTGGAGAGCAGACAAGGATGGAGCGCGGGGCTGGGCCTTGTTGCGCAGGCTCGCGCTTCGGTCGGGTGCCTGCATTGTCTGCGGGGTGACGGCGATGATGTTGATGATCGCCGCCGGAATGTCGCTGTGGACGGCGGGCGCCTTGGGGTGCTTGACGGCGATGGCCGGTGCGGATGTTGCCATCGGCTTGTACGAACGCTGGGCTGCCAAGCGGCTTGGCCTAAGCGAAGCCCCGCCAGCCGGGGGCGGGCAGGGGTGATGCACCGATCTGGGGCGCCGGAAACCGGCGGGGACCCTAGGAGTATCTGAAGGGTACGGGGTCGGAAACCCGCGGGACTGTGTTAGCGGACGGTTCACCAGCTTAGTGAACTGAGGTGAACAGGTGAACTCGCGGGGTGAACTGGAGAATTAACCATGACAATCATCAGCAAAACGGAGTTTGCGGCCCGGCGCGGTTGGGCCAAATCCTATGTCTCAAAATTGGCCAGTCAGGATCGGCTGGTGCTTACCGAGAACGGCAAAATCGACCTTGAAGCCACCGAGGCGCTGCTCGATAAAACCAGCGATCCCAGCAAGCTCGCCGTTGTCGAACGTCACCAGCAAGACCGGATTCAGCGTGACGTATACAGTCAACTGTCCCACGTCAGCGAGCCGACCTCCACGGCTGCGCCGCCGCAACTGATACCCGTGGACGGCAAGCACCCTGACTACCAGCGGTCCCGCGCACTGCGCGAGCACAACATGGCCAAACTAGCCGAAATCGAGCTGGGCAAGGCGCAGGGTTCGTTGGTGTCCAGGGAGGCAGTCGAGACCGGTGCCTACGACGCAGGCAGATTGTTGCGCGACCAGTTGTTTGGGCCGCTTCCGCAGCTGTCCTATGACTTGGCGGCGATGACGGATCCTTGGCAAATCGAAAAACACCTGACGGCAACAATCCGTCGGACGCTGGAAGAAGCAGAGCGCCTCTCTTCAGCGGATCTTGAACATGCCATGACAGCGGATTGAACCCATGCACACGGAATTTTCTGACGGTGCAAAGGTGTACCGTGAGAACTACTTCCGTGGACTGCGCCCTGATCCCGATCTCTGGATTGATGAATGGGCCGATGAGTACATGCGAATCCCGCGAGACACCGGCGCACCTGAGCCAGGCCAGTACCGCACCTCACGCACACCTTATGCCCGAGAGCCGATGCGCTGCCTGTCACCGGCTCACCCCTGCAGGCGCGTGGTCACCATGGTGGCCTCGCAGTTGATGAAAACCCAGATCGCTCTCAACTGGATGGGCGGACTGATCCACATGGCACCGTCGAACATCCTGGCCTTGCTGCCCAGTCTTGGATTGTCCAAGCGGGTTTCGGGGCGGATCAGCAAGACCATCAAGGCCACCCCGGTGTTACGCGAGCGCGTGGCAACGAGCCGCTCACGGGACGCGCGCAATACGATGGACACCAAGGAATTCGAAGGTGGTTCGCTGTACGTCACAACTGCAGGTTCTGCGGCCAACCTTTCGGAGCTGTCGGCACGTTACATCTACGGCGACGAAGTCGATCGCTGGGAGAACGATGTTGGCCAGGAGGGTGATCCCATCCGGCTGGCCGAAACTCGGGCAACCAACTTCGGTCGCAACGCCAAGATCTATTTTTCCAGCTCGCCGACAATCAAAGGCGCTTCGCGTATCGCAGATTTGTTCGAATCCAGCGACCAGCGTCACTACTACGTGCCATGTCCTACGTGCGGTCATATGCAGGTACTGGAGTGGGAACGGCTGCACTACAGCGCGGACTACGCCACCGTGCATTACGAGTGCGCCGCCCCTGAGTGCGACGTGCTGATCGAGGAGCACCACAAAAGCGACATGCTCGCCCGAGGTGAATGGCGTGCGCATGGTCGTGGCGATGGTAAGACCGTCGGGTTTCATCTCAGTGCGTTGTATTCGCCGACCGGCTGGATGGATTGGGCCTCGCTCGCCGTCGAGTTCGAGGACGCGAAAAAAGCCCAGGCGCAAGGCGATACTAGTCTCATGCAGGTGTTCTACAACACCCGACTGGCCAAGGTATGGGACAGCGCGCTCGAACAGACCAAGGCGGAAGTGTTGATCGCTCGGGCGCGTTTGGAAAAATACACCCTCGGCGCTATGCCGCTGGGCGTGCTGATGCTGACCGGCGCCGTCGACGTTCAGGCCAACCGCCTTGAACTGATGGTGATGGGCTTCGGCGTCGGCATGGAGCGCTGGGTGGTGGATCACCAGATCATATGGGGCGACCCGGCGGATGAGCGCACCTGGGCAGTGCTGGACGAAAAACTCAAGGCGCGGTACCGGCATCCCTGCGGTGTCGGCTTGGGGATTCTCGCCACTGGTGTCGACTCCGGCGGTCATCACACCGACGAGGTTTACCAGTTCTGCCGCGCCCGTCGTTGGCGTAACGTCTTCGCCATCAAGGGTGCGAGCAAGCCGGGTAGGCCGGTGATCGCTCAGCGCCCGTCCATGGTCGACGTGACCTGGAAGGGCCAGACCGAACGCAACGGCGCCGAGCTGTGGTTCGTCGGTACCGACACCGCCAAAGACTGGATCTACAACCGCTACCCGTTCCCGGATGGGCCGGGATCGCTGCACTTTGCCAACGACCTGCCGGATGAGTTCTTCGCTCAATGCGTGGCCGAACGTAAGGTCGCCCGTTACGTGCGCGGTCACAAGCGTATCGAGTGGGTCAAGGGCAAGGCGGAGCGCAACGAAGCGCTCGACCTGATGGTGTACTGCCTGGCCATGGCCCATTACTTGGGTATCAACCGGTATCAGGAACACGATTGGGAGCGGGTTCGACAGTCACTGGCACAGGCCGGTTTGTTTGATGACACCGCAGCTATAAAACCCGTTCAAAGCGAACGTATTGCCATCGCATTGCAGCAGTCATCTAGCAATGCGAAAGCGGCACTCGTACCCGCACCGCAACCCGCTGCACCGGTCGCAACGCCGCGACCGGTAGCCGCCCCCCCTCAACGCCGCAGCTCTGCCAGCGGCTATCTGAAGAGACGCTGATATGTCCTTTACAAAAAAGCACCTCGACGCGGTTGAGGCGGCCATTGCTCGCGGTGAGAAAACTGTGCGCTACACCGACCGTACCGTGGAGTACCGCACGGTCGATGAACTGCTCAAGGCGCGCGAGGAAATACGATCGTCGTTGGCAAGTGCAGCTGGGCCACGTTCGCGCGTGGTCCGGCTGTACCATGCAGGGAAGGGGGTCTGATGGCTCGACACTTCCCAACGCTGACCCGTAACGGATTCGTGCTGCCGTCCAACATCAAGGCCAGTTACGAAGGCGCTGGAGAAGGGCGCCGCTCCGCTGGCTGGGACGCTCCCGACAACGGGATCAACAGCATCAACACTCCGGCCCTGCGCAATCTGCGGTCGCGCTCGCGGGCGGCGGTTCGCAATGACCCTTACGCCTTCAACGTCATCGACAAGCGCGTCAGCAACCTGATCGGCACCGGCATCACGCCTAGGCCAACGACGGATGATGATGCCTTGCGCAAACTGCTCCAGGAGCTGTGGGGAGATTGGGTCGATGAGTCAGATGCAGATGACCGCACCGACTTCTACGGCCAGCAGGCGCTGGTGGCGCGTACGGTGGAAACCTCGGGCGAATGCTTTGTTCGCTTGCGGCCACGCGGTCTGGATGAAGGCTTAGCAGTTCCGCTGCAGCTCCAGATCCTCGCACCGGAATTTGTGCCGCACGAGAAGTTCGAGACCACCAAAAACGGCAACGTCATCCGCGCTGGCATCGAGTTCACCCCAGTCGGGAAGCGGGTCGCGTACTGGATGTACCTGTCGCATCCCCGCGATGCAGCCTCCCTGAACGCCGGCTACAACCAGCTTGTGCGCGTGCCTGCTACCCAGGTGCTGCACATCTTCGAACCGGTTGAGCCTGGCCAGTTGCGCGGAGTGCCGAGATTGTCGCCGGTGCTAAAACGCCTGCGCAGCCTCGACAACTACGACGACGCAGTACTGTTCCGCCAAGAAGTGGCCAACCTGTTTGCCGGCTTCATCAAGCGCCCGGCGCCGGACTCGGGTCCGGCTCCACGCGATCCAGTTACCGGCGCGTTGCTGGATTTGGATCGTGACGGGTTCACCCCGATGGTCGCGCTCGAACCCGGCACCATGCAGGAGCTGGGGGCAGGTGAGGAGGTTGAGTTCTCCAAACCGCCGGACGCCGGCAACAACTACCCGGACTTCATGCGTCAGCAGTTGATGGCTGCAGCGGCGGGTAGCGGTACGCCTTACGAGATCCTCACCGGCGACATGCGCGGCATCAACGACCGAGCATTACGGGTGGTGCTCAACGAGTTTCGGCGCCGCCTGGAACAACTGCAGTTCAGCGTGTACGTGCATCAACTCTGCCGCCCGGTACGGGCTGCGTGGATGGACATGGCGGTGCTGTCGGGTGTCTTGGTGCTGGACGATTACGCACAGAAGCGCCGCCAATACCTGCGCACCCGCTGGGTGCCACAAGGCTGGGCTTACATCCAGCCGGTGCAGGACGTGCAGGCGCGAGCGATGGAGGTTAGAGCCGGTTTTTCGTCGCGCAGCGAGATGGTTTTGCGCACTGGCTACGACGCCGAAACGGTCGATCTGGAAAACGCTGCTGATCTGGCACGCGCCACCTTATTGGGCCTCAACTACAACACCCTGGATGCCGTCGAAGACACCGACGACAAGGAGCAACCATGAGCAAGCGCGCGAAACCGCGTATTTACAACCACGCCGGCAAACGCGTCGAGGTCAAGGACAAGACTTGGTACGCCGTTCATGCCAGCGGCGAGTCCACCGAGCGAGTGATCGAAGTCTTTGTCTATGGCGAGATCGGCGCGTGGGGCATCACTGCCAATCAGTTCGTGCAGGATCTGCGCGCCATGGACGACGGTGTGTCGCCGGTGGTCGCCGCGTTCAACAGTATCGGCGGTGACCTGTTCGACGGGCTGGCCATGCACAACGCGCTGTCGCGGCTGGGCGAGCGCTGCACCGGCCGGATCGATGCACTGGCCGCGAGTGCGGCCAGTGTGGCCGTGTGCGGCGCCCACCGCGTAGTCATCGCGGCCAACGCCATGTTGATGATTCACAACCCATACACCTATACAGGCGGTAGCGCTGAGGACTTCCGCCGGGTTGCTGATGTATTGGATCAGACCTTGGAGGCGATCATCGCGGCCTATAAGGCCAAGGCGCCCGACATTGATGACGCCGAACTGCGGCGAATGGTTGATGCTGAAACTTGGCTGACCGCCAACGAAGCGGTGGCTTTGGGGCTGGCCGATGAAGTGGGCGACGGCGTCAAGGTCAAAGCCTGTCTCGGTCAAGGCGCGGTGCTGCAACGATTCCAGAACGCCCCGGCTGATTTGCTGGCCCAGCTCGACGAGCCACCTGAGGCGGATCCGGATCTTGATCCTGTCGATCCGCCGCTGGTGCCGCCTGTAGTCGAATCGGCCAAGTTGGCATTGATGGTCACTCAGCGCTGCACGGCGGCGGGCATCAGCAACCTGATCGAGCCGCTGCTCAAGTCCACCCAGCTTGAAAGTGAAGAGATCGTTTTGGCGGGTCTGGCACGCGCCAAGGCGATTAACGACCTCTGCGTGGCCGCGCGGCTGCCGGAATTCAGCGCCGAGTATGTCGCAGCCGGTTTGGATGCGCCGGCGGTGCGGGCGCGTCTGTTCGACAAGATTGTCACCAGCGGTAAGGGCTTTGAAATCGACAACAGTCTGCCGCTGGCGGACGACTTGGCGCCCAAGGTGCTGGCCAAACAACCTGACCCCAACTCAATTTGGGCTGCTCGCCAAGCGGCTCAAACTGGAACCGCGCAAAGCGCGAAAGGAGCAAGAGCATGACCATCAAACAGGAACCGATGCACGCAGGTGAATTCCTGCTGTCCGAAGGCGCGGGCAATATTTCGCGTGAGGCGATCAACGTCGCGGCCGGTACAGCGTTGTGGCCCGGACAAATCCTCGGGCTGGTGACCGCCTCCGGCGAATTCGCACCCTACGAACCGACTGCTGAGGACGGCACCGAAAACGCTGTCGCCATTCTCTATGGCCCGCTTGGCGAATCCGATGTGGTGCGTCGCGGTCGTGCCGTGGTGCGGTTGGCCGAAGTCAGCGAAGCGCATTTGACCGGCCTCGATCTGGCTGCCGAGAAAGCACTCGCCACTCATTTCGTGATCGTCCGCTAAGTCGATCCTTCTTTTTTATGCATCCCGCCGCGTGCGGGATTTTTCGTTTCTGGAGAGTACCCATGGCCGATATCGCCATTTTTGATGACGAAGCATTCACTGTCACTTCGCTGACCGCTGCACTCAATGATCAACCCTACCTGCCGGGCCGCATCAGCGCCTTGGGCCTGTTCCGCGAGGAAGGGATTACCACCCTGACCGTGCAGATTGAAAAGGACGGTGACACCTTGGCACTGGTGCCGGCCGGTGAGCGCGGTGGTTCTGGCCTGGTGGTTGCTGCGAGCAAGCGCAACCTGATCCCGTTCAACACCGTGCACCTGCCGGAGCGTTTCACCATCAAGGCGGATGAGATCCAAGGCATCCGCGCCTTCGGCACTCGCACTGAGCTGCAGGCGGTGCAGGACGTGGTCAATGCCCGTCTGGCAAAGGCGCGTCGTCAATTGGACGCCACGCATGAGTTCCAGCGCATGGGCGCACTCAACGGCCTGATCCTCGACGCTGATGGTTCGACGGTGCTTCTCGACCTGTATGAGCGCTTCGGTGTGCAGCGTCAGAGGCTGCCCATGGGCTTGGCAGACCCAAAAACAAAGCTTCGTGTTAAATGCGTTGAGGCGCTGGATATGCAGGAAGATGCTCTCGGCAGTGTGACTAGCACCGGCTCTCGCGCCTTTTGTGGCAAGACCTTTTGGAACAGCCTGATCGTCCACGATGCAGTCGAGAAAACGTATCTCAATAGTCAGCAGGCGGCAGCTTTGCGCGGCGACGCTCGGGAAAGTTTCGAATTCGGCGGCATCACCTGGGAGCGCTACCGTGGCAAGGTGGCGGGCGTGTCTTTCGTCCACGACGATCAGGCGCTACTGGTTCCGGAAGGTGTGCCCGATTTGTACATCTCGGCGTTTGCGCCTGCCGACTACATGGAGACGGTCAATACGCAGGGCATTCCCTACTACAGCAAAATCGAGCCGATGCAGTTCGGCAAGGGCATGGCCGGTGAGGCGCAGTCCAACCCGCTGCACCTATGCACTCGACCGCGAGCCCAGATCACGTTGGAACTCTGACCATGGGCTTTCGCGACCTGGTCGCCGAGGTCGACGCGGTGGTGTTCGAAACGCTGGGCGATACGGCACGGATCGAAGGTCGCGAAGAGCCAGTGTTCGGCATGTTTGCCGCGCCCTGGCTGCAACCCAAGTTCGGCAAGCTCAACACCGGGTTGCGCGAGCCGCGCTTCGAAATCCGTGTCAGCGATTCGCAAGGTCTGGAACAGGGCATGTTGGTCAGCGTCGACTTGCCTGCTTTGGATGGCGGCGGTGACTACGATCTGCTGCAACTGGAGCCGAGCGGAGACGGTTTGGTCGCTTTGATCTTGAGGATGCGAGCATGAGCGTCGGCAGTTATTACAAGTCCTCGGCCAGCGGCGGGATGCTGACGATTCAGTCGTCGGCCGCAGATTTGCAAGCCTTTGAAGGTTTCGCTGCACTGGTGCCGAAAGCTGCCGCTGCTGCTCAGCGTCGAGCCATCAACAAAACGTTAGGGTGGCTGCGCACTCACATTGCGCGGGCGGTCGGCCGGCAAGAGCGCATTGCCGTCGCTGCAGTGCGTCAGCGATTGCGCAGCTATCCGGTCGCCGGCAGAGCTGCAAGCGGCAAGTTGTGGTTTGGACTGAATGCCATAGAGTCCAGCCGGATCGGTCGCGCACGGCAAAATGGCAGTGGCGTGTCGGTGGCGGGGCGCCGTTATCAAGGCGCTTTCCTCAAACAGGTCTACGGCAACAAGCCCGACATCTGGATCCGTACCGCAAGCAAGCACTTCAATTCGAACGACTACCCCGATACGACAGCGTCGGCGAGGGGCGGTGCCAGTTCTGGATGGGTCGCGGAGAACGGCAGTCGCTTTCCACTGGCAAAGGCCAAAGTTTCGCTTGAGGGAGCCCGTCCGCACTTCGACGAGTGGGTCAAGCGCGCCCATGGCCGTTTGCTGGAGATCCTGCTGCAGGAGCTGAACTTTGAGTTTCAAAAGTACCTGAAGGGGACGGCCAATGTCTGACGAACCATTCACCCTCGACGAGCTTTATCAGGCGATCGAACAGCAGCTATCGAGCCATCTGCCAGGTGTCAAAGCAGTCATGGCATGGCCCAACATCAAGGATCGCATTGCGCTGCCTGCAGTGTTCATCGAAATGGCAGAAATGGAACCTGGTGCTGACATCGGTACTGGGCAGACCTCGCTGATCTGCAGGTTCGAAGCGCGGATCATCGTCGACCCGATTCGTGCGCAGCATTGTCAGCAGGCCGCACACTTGGCCGCCCAACTGGCGGTGCTGTTGCGCCTGCAAACCTGGGGCGTTGCGGTCGAGCCTGCCGAGTTCGTTCAGGCCATGCAGGACTGGACCAAGCCGGAGTTGGATGGCTACACCGTATGGGTCGTTGAATGGACCCATAAGCTGTATTTGGGGGCAGAGGAATGGCCTTGGTCAGATGATCCTGAAGTGGTTCCCGAGAACGGCGGCTTTCCGGTGGAAATTGTGTTGGCGCCGGAAGACTCGCCATGAGTTACGCCACTGCAGAGCATGACCGAATGATCGCGGCCATGCTGATGCCTTGCATAGTGGTGGGCGTGGATCTGCCAGCGGGGACGGTCCGGGTGTCGAGTGGCGAATGGACAAGTGCCTGGGTGCGCTGGCACAGCCTTGCCGCCGGCAAGGCGCGGCACTGGCGCGCGCCGAGTCCTGGTGAGCAGGGGGTTCTGTTCAACCCCAGTGGCCAGGCCGGCATGGGCACTTTCATTCCAGGGCTGTACGGCAATGCCGGCGCCCAGCCAGACAACCGCGACCACGTTGAGGTCTGGCGTTTTGATGATGGCGGTTCGCTGGTCTACGACTGGCAGGCCAAGAGCTACACCATCACCCTGCCGACCGGCACGGTGACGATCAAAGTCGGCAGTACAGAACTCGTCGTTACGGATAAAGCGGTGACAGTGAAGTCGGGAACGATCGATCTTGAGGGCGCTGTGAACATCAAGGGGCCGGTCAATATCGACGGTACGTTACACGTCACCGGTAACATCGACGGCGACGCGAACATCATGGCCGTCGGCAGTAGCGACAATCACCACAAGCATTAATCACCCATCCAGCCCGCCCAGTGCGGGCTTTTTTATGCCCGGAGGAAACCCATGGCCAAGAACAATGAGCAAGCGATCGATGAGCAACTGCCGTCACCGATTCGCCAACCCGTGCCAGCTCAACTTCAAACGCCGGATCTGCTGTTGAAGTTCCGCGATACGGTCTTCACCTCGCGCACCTTGTGCATCCCTGGAACGAATCGAACGCTGTCGGTGGTCAAGGCCACTGTCGAGGTGTCGGCGTCCGATGAGCAGGCGGTCACCTACCTGAAATCCCATCCCGAAATTGAACCCCCGGAGTGACGTAAATGATCGGAATGGATCGCCACACCGGCCAGCCCATTGCCGATTTGCCAAGCGTTATTCAGTCGATCGGCGACATTCTCAGCACGCCGATCGGCAGCCGGCGAAAGCGTCCGGAGTACGGCAGCAAGTGCCGTAGTTATGTGGACTTGCCGGTAAACGCCGGGTGGAAAAGCTCAGTTCAAGCCGAGGCGGCGCGCGCGATCGAGCGGTGGGAGCCGCGCGTGCAGCTTGGGAGCGTCCGTGTGAAATCGGTGCTGGGCGGAAAGATTGATTTTGTTGTTGCCGGCAAGTACCTGGGCAACGACTTCGTGGCCGAGGTGAGTACATGAGTGTTCTGGATCTGTCCGCACTGCCGGCGCCGGACGTGCTGGAACCGCTGGATTATGAGCTGACCTTTCAAGATTGCCTCAGCACCTTTCGGGTCGACCTGGGCGACAACTGGACGGCCAACATGGAATCCGATCCGGTGGTCAAACTGCTGGAGACGGGGGCCTATATCAAGCTGGGCAACCGCGCCCGGGTCAACGACGCGTCCAAGGCGCTGCTGTTGGCCTACGCGATCAAGAGTGACCTTGACCACCTTGGGGCCAACGTCAATCTGCCGCGCCTGGTGATTCAAGCCGAGGATCTGACCTTCACGCCGCCGGTGCCTGAAGTGCTGGAGGAAGACGACCCGTACCGCGAGCGCATCCAGTTAGCTTATGAGGGGCTGACCACGGCCGGGCCGCGTAACAGCTACATCCTGCACACACGCAACGCTTCGGGGCTGGTGGCTGACGCCTCGGCCGAAAGTCCATCACCGTGCAACGTTACGGTAACGGTGCTCAGCACTGAGGGAAAAGGCGAGGCCAGCGCCGAGCTGCTGGACGTGGTGCGGTTGGCAGTGAATGAGGAAGACGTTCGGCCGCTCGGCGATCGGGTCAAGGTGCAAAGCGCGGAAATCCTCGACTACAGCATTGATGCCATTTTGCACATGAGCAGTGCGGGGCCTGAGGGCGAAGCCAGCCGGGCGGAAGCCGAGCGACGACTGGCGGCATGGATCAATCCACGCAAGCGGCTGGGGGTTGAGGTGGCCCGGTCGGCGGTGGATGCGCAGTTGCACGTTGCCGGCGTCTCACGGGTTGAGCTGACCGGATGGGTTGATCTGGCCCCCACGAAGGCGCAGGCGGCGTTCTGCACGGGTTACGCGGTGAAGCTGGCGGGGGAAGCATGAAGAGCCTTCTGCCGAGCAATAGCACACCACTGGAGCGAGCAATTGAGGCGGCTTTCTACGAGCGCACGATTGTCCCGCTGCGCACGCTGTACGACCCCGACACTTGCCCGGCTCAGCTGTTGCCGCATCTGGCGTGGGCGTGGTCTGTCGATCGCTGGGATTACCGATGGTCTGAGGCTACCAAGCGCGCGGCCATCAAGGCCTCTTTCTACATCCACAAGCACAAGGGCACGATCGGCGCGCTGCGCCGGGTGGTCGAGCCGCTGGGCTATCTGATCGAGATAGTCGAGTGGTTCAACACCGTGCCCGAGGGCGTGCCGGGCACCTTCGCGCTGAAGGTCGGCGTTCTTGATACCGGCATCACCGAGGAAATGTATCAGGAGCTAGAGCGCCTGATTGACGACGCCAAGCCCGTCACGCGTCATCTGACCGGGCTGGCGATCAGCCTGGAAACACAAGGCGATTTGAATATTGCCGTGTCCCTTTACGAAGGCGACGAAATCGACGTTTACCCGCCCGTCATGCGTGACATCGAGGTCACCGGCAGCTTCGGCGTGGTCGGTCGCGAACACACCATAGACACCCTGGACGTTTATTATGATTGATGCGAATTCGCAGTTTTTCGCGATCCTCACGAACGTGGGGATGGCCAAGCAGGCGAACGCCGACGCACTCGGCATTCCCTGGCTGATCACGCAAATGGGCGTGGGTGATGCCAACCCGAACGGGCTGGCAGATCCGCCCAACCCGGTACCGGCGGCCGGACAAACCAAATTGCTCAATGAGTGGCGCCGCAAGCCGCTCAATCAACTGAAGATCGATCCCGTCAACCCGGCGGTGATCATCGCCGAGCAGATCATTCCCGCCGATGAGGGCGGTAAGTGGATCCGCGAAATCGGGCTGTATGACGCGGACGGGGATCTGGTGGCGGTGGCCAACTGCGCGCCGAGCTTCAAGCCGCTGCTGTCGCAGGGGTCAGGCCGCACGCAAATCGTGCGCATGAATTTCATTGTCACCAGTACCGGTAACATTCAGCTCAAGATTGACCCGGCGATCGTGCTGGCCTCACGGGCCTACGTCGACGCGGCCATTCTGGAAGTGTTGCCGAAGAACAAGACGCCGGGACAGTGGACGCGGGTCAAGACCAACGATCGGGGAATTGTGGTGTCGGGTGATAACCCGGAAACGCTAGCCGGCATGGGCATCAAGGACACTTACACCAAGACCGAAATCGAGGCGATGATTGCGCAGGCCTCGGCGCTGCCGGTGGGCGCCATGGTGGCGTTTCCGCTGGACAAGACCGCGCCCGGGTTTCTGGAGCTGGACGGCAGTGTTAAAAGCGTTGCGGTCTATCCCGATCTGGCAGCGTTCTTCGGTACGGCCTTCAACAAGGGCGACGAGGGCGCCGGCAATTTCCGTATGCCGGAATCCCGCGCAGAGTTCCTGCGGGGCTGGGATCATGGGCGCGGGGTTGATGCTGGACGTGCGGTTGGCAGCTATCAAGTCGGCACTAAGATTCAAGGTGACGACGGTGTTGGCCCTACGATTCAAGGAATTGCCAACGTTTCGCAGATTGATGCTGATCCTGCGCCGGGCTTCGCGGCGGATATCAACTACACCTCGACAGGGATGCAATCCGGTTCGTTTGGCACGGCATATTGGCGAACTGTGCGCCCACGCAACTTGGCCGTGATGTGGTGCATCAAGGCCTGGAACGCGCCGATCAATCAGGGAAATATCGACATTGCCGCGCTTGAGGCTTTGGCGACGCAGGCCACCGAAATCAAGCTCGGTACGGCCAAGATCGCCACGCAAACGCAGGCCGACGCGGGCACCGATGACGCCACGATCGTGACCCCGAAAAAAATGCGCTGGGGGTTTCAAATCCAGAAGGCCATTAATGGCTACATTGTGTTCCCGTCGTGGCTCGGCGGCTTGATCATCCAGTGGGGCAATAACACCGTCAACGCGGCTGACGCTTTGGTGTCCTTTCCAATCCAGTTTCCGAATGCTCCGTGTGCGCTGGTGTTTGGGCAAAACGAGGCGACTCTGTCCTTTCACAATAACTACTTGGTGGCCACGGGGTTTAAGTACCGCAACGCTGCTGCGACTTATCCTGATGCCTTCTCCTGGATCTGCATCGGTTACTGAGGTGAGCCATGAAGTACGCAGTATTTAACGAAGATTTGACGTTGCGGACGTGTCTGATTAGCGGGGTTCATCAGATCCCCACTTCGGCGATCAAGGTCGATGACGGCCTTTTTCTTCGGATCACTCAGGAGACTGACGGCATTTGGCGTCTGGTCGACGGGGAGGTGGTCAAGGGCGAGCGCCCGGCGCCGGTGCCGGATTATGCGCAGTTAGTCGCTGTCGAGCGCTACAAGCGTGAGGCCACTGGCGTCACCGTCGATGGCCTGCAAATCGAGACGACGCGTGACAGCCAGGCGCTGATTGCCAGTACTGGATTGTCCGCCGTCCTCGATCCCGAATATCGCTGTAACTTCAAGACGGTGACGGGCTTTGTCGAGATCGGCTCAGCTCAGATCATCGCCATTGCCAAGGCGGTGCGGGCGCACGTCCAAGCCTGTTTTGACCGTGAGCTGACGCTGTTGCGCGCGATCGAGGCCGGTGAGTTTCACGACGACATGCTGTCGCAGGGCTGGCCGGATTCCTCGCCGCCAGATCCTGCCGAGCTGCAATAGACGCCCCGCACTGACGGGGCGTTTTCTTTTCCGTTACGCGTAACACGAACACCCTCACAGCCTCGCTTATGCGGGGCTTTTTCGTTTCTGGAGATTGACCCTTATGAGTGGTTTTTTTCACGGCGTCACGACCACGCTGATTGATACCGGTGCGCGCACTATCTCGCTGCCGTCGTCCTCGATCATTGGTCTGTGCGACACCTTCACCCCCGGCGTTCTCGGCGGCGGCACGGCCAAGGCCGGCGAGCTGATGCTGATCACGACCGAGCGCGAGGCGATCGCCGCCTTCGGTGCTGACTCGGCTATCACCAAGGCCTGTCAGGCGATCTATGTGCGTGCCAAGGCGGTGATCGTCGCCATCGGCGTGCCCAAGCTGGAAGACGCCGCGCTGCAAACCTCGGCGATCATCGGCGGCGTGTTGGCCTCGGGTCAGCGTACCGGCCTGCAAGCGCTGCTCGATGGCAAGAGCAAGCACAACGCGCAGCCCAAGCTGCTGATCGCCCCGAAGCATTCGGCGACTCAGGCGATTGCGACGGCCATGGATGCGTTGGCCGGCAAGCTGCGCGCGATCGCGATCATCGACGGGCCGAACACGACCGACGAAGCGGTGATTGAGTACGCCGAAAACTTCGGCAGCAAGCGCCTGTATCTGGTCGATCCGGGTGTGCAGTTCTGGGACACGGTCACCAGTGCGACGATCGACGCGCCGGGTTCGGCGTGGGTCGCGGGGTTGTTCGCCTGGACTGACGAGACTTACGGCTATTGGGCCTCGCCGTCGAACAAGGAGTTTGTCGGCATCACCGGCACCTCGCGCCCGGTCGAGTACCTGGACGGCGACGCCACTTGCCGGGCCAACCTGCTCAACAACGCCAATATCACCACGATCATTCGCGACGGCGGTTATCGCCTGTGGGGCAACCGCACGCTGTCGAGCGATTCGAAATGGGCGTTCGTCACCCGCGTGCGTACCTGCGACATCCTGATGGATGCGATTCAGGCCGGGCACAAGTGGGCGGTCGACCGCTCGATCACCAAGACCTACGTCAAGGACGTGACCGAAGGCCTGCAAGCGTTCATGCGCGACCAGAAGAACGCCGGCGCGATCATCAACTTTGAGGTGTACGCGGACACCGAGCTGAACACGGCCAGCCAGATCGAGCAGGGCAAAGTGTATTGGCGCATCCGTTTCACCGACGTGCCGCCGGCGGAAAACCCGAATTTCATGATCGAGGTCACTAACGAGTGGCTGACCGAAGTGCTTGAAGCCTAAGGGGGCTTATCAATGATTCCTCAAGTTCTGAAGAACATGAACCTGTTTGTCGACGGCGTCAGTTTCGCCGGCGACGTGCCGACGCTGACGCTGCCCAAGCTGACCCAAAAAGTCGAGGACTACCAAGGCGGCGGCATGTTCGCCCCGATCGAGTTCGCGGTGGGCCTGGAGAAAATCGAGTCGGCTTTTACCACCAACGGCGTGCGTCGCGAGGCGCTGAAGTTCTTCGGTCTGGCTGACCAGACCGCCGCCAATCTGGTGTTCCGTGGCGCCTTCGCAGATCTGAAAGGCCGCGTGACGCCGGTGATCGTCACCATGCGCGGCGGTGTGAAAGAGGTGGACATGGGCGACTGGAAGCCGTCGACCGTGGGTGAAATCAAGCACGGCGTGAAGATCACCTATTACAAGCTCGAAATCGACGGGCGCGTGATGTTCGAAGTTGACCCGCTCGCCATGATTTTTGTGGTGGATGGCGTTGACCAACTGGCTGCCGAACGTTCGGCCCTGGGCATGTAAGGAATTAGAAAATGACTCAAGTAAACGAAGAAAAGAAAGTCCCTTCCTGGTTGCTCGTCAATGACGACAGCGTCGTCATTACCCTGAAGGGGGCTGCCGACTTCGGCGGCGTCAAGGTCGACAAAGTGACCATGCGCGCCCCGACCGTGCGCGATCAGCGCGCCGCTTCGGCGGGTGCGAAGGGTGACTATGAACAGCTCGAAATCAGCATGTTTTGCAGCCTGTTGCAGGCGACCGAGCCGGAGATTGCGGCCCTGACCACGCGCAACTACAACCGCCTGCAGGCCGGCTATTTTCGCTTGGTCGAAGAGGATGAGCTTTAACGCCGAGACCCAACGGGTGGCGGCCAAGACCTTGGCGAGAGAGACGGGTTTCTCTGCCGCCGAGATCGAGGCCATGCCCTTTGACCGGATGCTGTGGTGGCTCAGGGATTGAGCCGCTTTCGACTGAGCAAGAAAGGGCACGCACATGAGCAATAAACTTGCGCTCGGGCTGGTCATTGGCGGGGCGGTCAGTTCTACGGTGGGAGCGGCGTTCAAGGACGTCACCGGCCGCATCAAGAAACTTGAGGAAACCGGCAAGCGCGCCCGGGTTCTCGAAAAGACCATTGGCGACACCATGCGCCTGCGCGATGAGTGGCGAAAGGCGCATTTGGCGGGCGAGAAGGGTGCCGACGCCCTGCGCAAGAAGCTGGAAGCCAACCTCGCCGCGCTGAAGAAGGAAGGCGTCGAAGTCCGCAATCTGGGCAAGGCTTACACTCAGATGGGCAGGACGGCGCGCGGGGCCGAGCTGAAGGCCAAGGGGCACACGCAGCTCGATGCCGGCAAGCAGCAGATGAAAAGCAGCATCGGGCAAGCCACCGCCGCCTCGGCTGCGATGGTGATTCCGGCCAAGATCAGCGCGGACTATGGCGCGATCATTCGTGACATCGCGATCAAGGCCAACATTGCCAACACGCCAGAAGAGGCGACGCTGTCCAAAACCGTGATCGACACGTCGCGCGATACCGGCATGGCGCGCAATCAGGTGGCCGAGGTGGTCAACGCCCTGGTGGGCGCCGGCATGGAGCTGGACAAGGCAATGGCTTATGCGCCGACGGCGGCCAAGTTCGCCGTGGGTCAGGGTTCGGACGGTACTGAAACCGCGCGGATGATCAACGCCCTGGGGCAGAACGCCAAGATCACCGACCCGGCGATGATGCAAAAGGCACTGGAAGCGATCGCCTATCAAGGGCAGGCGGGTAGCTTTGAGGCGGCTGACATGGCGCGCTGGTTCCCGGAACTGCTCGCGGGGATGGGCAAGCTGGGCATTACCGGCATGGACTCGGTGACGCAACTGGGGTCGATGCTGCAAGTGCAGATGAAGACTGCCGGCGGCTCGGACGAGGCGGCCAACAACCTCAAGAACTGGATGGAGAAGATCGGCTCTGGTGACACCGTCAAGGCGTACCAGAAAGCCGGCATCGACTATCAAGGCTCGATGAACACCGGGCTGCAGAATGGCAAGTCCACTCTGGAATCCAGCTTTGCACTGGCCCAAAAATACATTGAGGCGACCGACCCCAAGAAAGCCGCCGAGATGGCCAGGGCCACGGCCGCGATCAGCAAGGAATCTGATCCCGAGAAAGCCAAGGCCATGATCGCCTCGCTGGAATCGGCGTTGCGAACGGGCGACCTGTTTGCCGATATGCAGGTCAAGGGCGCCTTGACCGCGTACATGCAGAACAAGGATCTGTACGACAGCTTGAAAAAGGAGTCAGCCAGCGCGACCGGGATTCTGGATAAGAACCTGGAAGAGCGCCGGCAGTCGTCGGCGCAAAAACAGTCGGAAATGGTGCAGAGCCTCGACGACTCGATGCGCGCGATCGGCGACGCCATGCGTCCGGTGACGGATGCCGTGACGGAGGGTATCGGCTCTGTGGCGGGCAAGTTGGCCAAGTTGGCCGACGAATCGCCGCGACTGGTCACGGGTATCGGTCTGGCCACTGCCGGCTTGATTGGTCTGTCGACGGCGATGAGCGCTCTCAAGATGGCTAAGGGGCTGATGAACATCGGCCGTGGCTCGCTGATGGGCAATCCGAACATTCCGCAAAAGGTGATCGTGACCAACATGGGCGCCGGTGGCGGCCTGGGTGACGGGCTGGACATCGGCGACGTGGATGGTGGCGAGGATAAAAAAGGCAGGAAGGGCAAGAAGGGCAAGAAGGTCGGCCGCAAGGGTGTTGGTGGGAAGGGTGTTGGTGGCGGTATCGGTCGCGGTGTCGAGATGGCACGCGGGGTCGGCAACGTCGTGAAGGGCACGGCCGTAGTGGCGGTGGCCGATGCCGGTTACAAGGCCTATGACACCTACATGAACGCCGAAACTCAGGACGAAAAGGCCGAGGGTTATGGTGCGGCTGCCGGTGGGTTGGCCGGTTCGCTCTCTGGTGCAGCAGCGGGGGCAGCCCTCGGCACGATGATTATGCCGGTGATCGGCACGGCGATCGGGGGGCTGATCGGTGGCTTGATTGGCAGTTACGGCGGCGATGCCTTGGGCGGGTACGTCGGCAAATCGATGTTCGGCACTGAAGACGCTCTGAAGAAAATCCCGGACGCCGGGCCGTTGATGATGGCCGATGCCGGCAAGAACATGGCGCCGAAGCTGGGCGATACCTCGTTGGGCGCTACGGCCAAGGCGTTCGCGCCGGCAACCACTGGCCCGCTGATGCTGACCAACCCCGGCAAGGGGCTGGATGTAGGCGCGACGATGGCGCCGCCCGTGCCTGAGGCGCCGCCGGTGTCGTATGACCCGCGCGACCTGAATTCGAAGGACGCCATGCTGTTGCCGCACTTTGCCAACAAGGTGCGTTTTCCGGGTTCGGAACTGCGTCGGCCGAAGGTGATTCGCTCCGGACTGGAAGATCCTGAGCCGCCGCAGATCGGCATGGCCGCCAAAGACATGATGATGCCACCGGCCAGCGCAGACGCGGCGGCGGGGGCATTGGTCAAGCCGATGGCAGCGGCGCCGGTGGCGCCAAAAGTCGAGTCAAGCGTGGCGATTCAGGCGCCGTTTTCGCTGGTGGTCAACGGCGACGTGAAGGATGGCAATCAGCTTTTCGCGCAGATCAAGCCAATGCTCGATCAGCACTATCGCGACATGGCCAGGCAGATGGGGGGCAATCAGCTCTATGACACGCCACACGTTTGATAAGGGGGGCACATGGAAGCATTGGGGCAGTTGCAATCGGGGCTGAAGTATCTGGCCACGGCGGGCGAGACCGGCCGCCGTAGCCTGGACGGAATGCTGTCACCGGTGAATGGCGCGATCGGCGAAATCACCGGTGCCGCGTCCGAGTTGGAAAGCCTGCCCTTTGTCGGGCCGGCGATCGGGGAAAAGCTTCAGCGGGCGATGCGCGGGATTAACGCCGCGCAGGCGCAAGTCGGGCGGGTGGTGGCCATGTACGGCACGGCCACCCGCGCGGTCGCCCAGGTGGAGGAACGTTTGGGCGTGCTGAAGGAGCAGGCCGGCAAGGCCGCCACGGCCATCAACAAGATCGCCGGCAAGATCAGCCCGGCATTGGCCAACATCGTGCCCACGGGCACCTTTGCCACGGATCAGACACCGGCGCCGGAAGCGGTGAAGCCGTTCCCGCACCTGCTGATCATCCAGCCGCAAGATCCCAAGGCGCAGCCGTATTTCTTCAACCTGGACACGGCGGCGTTTGACGAGCTGCGCCGGTCGACCAAATTCCGCTGGGCCTCGCAAGAGCGCCTATCGCGGCGGCCGGCGCAGCAGGGCGTGGGCATCGGTGACGAGAAAATCACCCTCAAGGGCGTGATCCTGCCGGGGCTGAAAGGCGGGCTAAAGCAACTCGACACCCTGCGCACGATGGGCGGACAGCTTCAGCCGCTGACTATGACCACCGGTTATGGCGACGTGCTGGGGACGTGGTGCCTTGAAAACGTCGATGAAGAACAAAGCGCGCTGATGCAGGGCGGTATCCCGCGCAAGCAGGCCTTTACCTTGGAGTTTGTGCGCTATGGCGACGACATGCAGGACGTCTGACGGGGATCTGCTCGATACCATCTGTCACAACTATTACGGGCATCTAGATGGCTGCGTTGAGGCGGTGCTTGATGCCAATCAGGGGCTGGCCGATGAAGATCAACCCTACCGCGCCGGCGTGGTGATCGTGTTGCCGGATCTGCCGCAGCCGGTGACCGAGGCGATTACCTTGTGGAACTGACCCCGTCCGGAGTCCTCGCCGGCGGATCCTCGCGTTACGCGTAACGCTCTGTGCTTGCTTGCCCCGTCCTGTGCGGGGCTTTTTTTTGGGAAAAAATTCATGACGCCGCGCTTTTGTATTGTGGTCGACGGGACCGACATCACGGCCCTGTTGAATGATCGGCTGATTCAATTGAGCGTCACCGACAAGACGGGCATGGAGTCCGACGAATTCGAACTGCGCATTGACGATCGGGATGGGTTGGTCACGTTGCCGCGCAAAGGCGTGGGCATCGAAATCTATCTGGGCTATCAGGAGACGTCGCTGGTCCGGCTAGGCCGCTATGTGGTCGACGGGGTCGCGGTGTCCGGCCCGCCCGATACGATCGTGATCAAGGGCAAGGCCAGCGACATGCGTGGCAGTGGCAAGACCGTGCGCAGCGGCAGTTGGGAGGACGTGCCGCTGTCGGCGATCGTTGGCGATATCGCCGCGCGCAACGGCTGGTCGCCGGCGTGTCCGGTCGGCACGAAGGTCGCACGGGCCGATCAGCTCAACGAATCGGACTTCAATTTCGTCACGCGCCTGGCAAAGCAATACGACTGCACGGCGAAGGTTGCCGACGGCAAGTTGTTGGTCATGCCGCGTCAAGGCGGGCAGAGCGCAAGCGGCAAGGTGCTGCCGCCGATCGTGATCAACAAAAGCGACGTCAGCCGCTGGCAATTCAACTTTGAGGATCGCGATTCGCACAAGGCGGTCGGGGCCAAGCATCAAGACAAAAAGACCGGTGAGCTGGCTGTGGTGTCGCTGGAAAACGACGACGCCCCGGCCGGGCTGCCGGCTGTGCATACCGATCGGCATATCTACCCGAACAAGACCGCCGCCCAGGCAGCGGCCAAAGCGCGGCTGGCAGCGTTCAACCGTTCCACGGCCGGCGTACGGCTGGAAATGCCCGGGCGCACCGATATTTTTGCCGAGTGCCCCATTGTCGCCCAAGGCTTCAAGGTCGGACTCGATTGCGAATTTCTCACCGAATCGGTGCAGCACACTTACACGCAAGCCGGCTGGTCGATCACCGTTGAATGCAACGGCGGCAAGAAGGGCAAGGCTAACGCCAAGGGCAAGAAAGGGAAAAAACCGGCCAAGCCGGTCAAGATCGTCAACCTTGCATAACGCCATCAGCCCCACCCATTCGCCGCCTTGAGCGGTTTTTTTATGTCTGGAGTTTGTATGTCCATCACTGAACAGCAGTTACAAAGCATCATGCCTAACGCCCGCCGCCAAGCGGGCGTTTTTGTATCCGCCCTCAACGCAGCGATGACTCGCCGACAAATCGATACCTCCCAGCGTCAGGCCATGTTCCTCGCCCAAGTCGGTCACGAATCGGGTCAGCTGCAGTACGTCCGGGAACTGGGCGGCGACCAGTACCTGAGCAAATACGACACCGGCAGCCTGGCTGCGAAACTGGGCAACACGCCAGCAGCGGATGGTGATGGCCAGCGCTATCGCGGTCGCGGCCTGATCCAGGTCACTGGCCACGACAACTACCTGCGCTGCAGCTTGGCGCTGTTCGGTGACGAGCGATTGCTGCGTTCGCCTGAACTGCTGGAGCTGCCGCAGTGGGCCGCCGAGTCGGCCGCATGGTTTTGGTCTGTGAATGGGCTGAACGCGCTGGCCGATCAAAACGAATTCAACACGATCACCCGCAGGATTAACGGCGGCCTCAATGGCCTGCAGGATCGGCTGGAGTTGTGGGGGCGGGCGAGGGCGGTGCTATGCGTCTCAGCGAACTGATCCCGACGCCGTATAGGCTGCTGGCTAAAGGCGTGCTGCTGGCCATTTTAGCCGGTGCCTCCGCCGCCATCGCATGGCAATTACAGGATTGGCGCTACGGCAAACAGCTCGCAGAGCAGGCCCGACTGCACACCGAAACCTTTAACCAGTTGGCCCTGGCCACGGTTGCGCAGCAGCGTGCCGAACAGGACAAACGCCTTGCGCTCGAGCAGCGCCTGGCTACCAGCGAACAAAACCATTACCGAGCCTTGAGTGATGCCCAACGTAATCAAGGTCGCCTGCGCGACCGCCTTGCCACTGCTGATCTGCGCCTGTCAGTCCTACTCGACGCCACCACCGGCGCCGGCAACGGAACGCTGTCAGCCACCACCGCCACCGGCGGCGTGGTTCATGGCCCCACAAGAGCCGAACTTGACCCAGCGCATGCTCAACGAATTGTCGGCGTCACCGATGACGGCGACCGGGGGCTGATTGCCCTCGCGGCCTGTCAGGCATACGCCAAAGAAGTCTCAACACCGAAGTGAAAAAGAGCGGCCGGTACAGATGCGTCAACATCCGAATCGACCGCCGTCCCTGCAGATGGTCCCTGCAAGTCCAGCCAAGGCTCTTGCTCCGTGCACAAAGCGCGGCGAGCCTAGCACCTGTTTATCCATACAGTAAAGGTCTTGCTTTCATGTCTACACCTATCATCCCTTGGATGGGCGGCAAACGCCGCCTGGCCGACCGCCTCATTCCGCTTTTTCCGCCACACGAATGCTATGTTGAAGTCTTTGCCGGCGGTGCCGCGCTCTACTTCATGAAGCCTCAGCCGTCGCCCGTCGAAGTCCTCAACGACATCAACGGCGACCTGGTCACGCTTTACCGCGTTGTGCAGAACCACCTCGAAGAGTTCGTGCGCCAGTTCAAATGGGCGCTCAGTTCGCGACAGGTGTTCGAATGGCAGAAAATGACCCGCCCCGAAACCCTCACCGACATCCAGCGCGCCGCCCGATTCTTCTACCTGCAGCACCATGCCTTCGCTGGCAAGGTTTCCGGTCAGACGTTCGGCACGGCAACCACCGCACCGGCCATCAATCTGCTACGCATAGAGGAAAACCTCTCGGCTGCGTGGCAGCGCCTGTCCGGCACCTACGTCGAAAATCTCCCCTGGCTTGAATGCGCTGAACGTTACGACCGTGCCCACACGTTCCACTACATGGATCCTCCTTATTGGCAGACTGCCGGCTACGGCGTCGACTTTCCGTTCGAGAACTACGAACGGATGGCCGATTTCATGCGCCGCTGCAAAGGCAAAGTGATGGTCAGCATCAATGACCACCCGGACATCCGCGGCGTGTTCGAAGGCTTCCACTTCGAGACACTGGATATCCGTTACTGCAATACCAACCAGCGGCAAGGCAAGGCCGAGATGAGTGGAGAGTTGATAATTATGAACTGGGAGCCTTCCACTTTGGGCGGGCTGTTTTAGTTACCATGGCCGTCCACCGCTGTATAGGTTCAGGATGATAATGATTAGGCGGACGGTTTCGATGTAAGCAATCACTAGTGCGGTTATCATGTTTTTTTGCTCGCATGAGTACGGCGCCGCATTAAATGCGGTGCTGGGTTTTCGTTGGGGGTGTCACTGTTTTTAACAATAATACTTTGCGGGCAAAATCGTCAATGAGCTAGATCGTGATGAGTTGAATTATTTTATGGCTTTGATGGTGGTAGGGTCTGTTGTGCCTGAGTGGTGGGTCTTAGAGGCCCGGAATACAAGGGTTTTGCGGGTTTGTGAGTAGACGGCGGGTCTAATTCCAACGATGGGAAGTGAGATTTAAATCACGTTGGGAAAATGAGTTAGAAATCCGAGCTTAGGAACTGAGATTGAAATTACGTTGGAAAAAGTGAGTTGGAAATCCGAGCTTAGGAACTGAGTTTTAAATTACGTTTGAAAAAGTGAGTTAGAAATCCGAGCTGAGGAACTGAGATTGAAATTACATTGGAGAAAGTGAGTTAGAAATCCGAGCTTAGGAATTGAGGTTGAAATTACGTTGGAAGAAGTGAGTTAGAAATCCGAGCTTAGGAATTGAGGTTGAAATTACGTTGGAAGAAGTGAGTTAGAAATCCGAGCTTAGGAACTGAGACTGAAATTACGTTGGAAGAGGTGAGTTAGAAATCCGAGCTTAGGAACTGAGATTAAAATTACGTTGGAAAAAGTGAGTTAAAAACCCAGCTTGGGATTTGAGCTTGCAAGCTATCGCAGAAAAAATTTGCTTGCGCGTGTTCAGCTCGAAGGTTCAGGAATAGGTTGGATCAGTCTCGGACCTTGATTTCGTGCATTTCTCACGGCTTGATCAACCTTGAACCACTCGAAAGCCTCGGTTGGTTCACCCTGCAGCAGCGCCATTTGCTCGGAGCGCTCCTTCGACGTGGCCGGGTCCAGCCATTCGCGAGCCAATTCTGGAGAAAGCGTCACTGGCCGCCGGTCGTGAATGTCCACCATGCCGCCGGCGCTGTCTGCCGTGATAATCACGAAGCCGTCGTGCTCTGCTGGTGGATGTTCGGCATTGGGATACTGTCCAATTGCGGCACAGAGGATCGGCGCACGGTCTCGACGGCGAATCAAGTAGGGCTGCTTCTTGAGGCCGCCTTCATCGACCCACTCAAACCAGTTGTTGATCGCGATAATTGCCCGGTGCGGCCAGATTGCGCGGAAGAATGGGCCGTGGGCCACTTTCTCTACCCGGGCGTTGATCGGCGCTGCGCGGTCCTTCGCCCAGTGTGGACGCCATCCCCAACGGACCATGTCGGCGTGCAGGTACTGACCTTCCTGATGAAAAATCGCCAGTTGGGTGTTGGGAGCTGCGTTGTAGCGCTCAAAGGGCTGGTCGCCTGTGTTGTTAACCAGCGCGTTAGGCATGCTCAGCGCCGCAACAAAGTCGTGGATGCCGTCGTACTGTGAAAGTCGTCCGCACATATGTCGCCCGCCTATCAGATATTTCTTACAGAAATTGACCGCGAGCGCGTCTGAAAGTTAACTGTATGTTCGTACAGTGTTGGAAGTCGTGCGTCATGAGTTACTCAATTCTAGGCCGTATTGCCAAGGTCGGTCGGAAGCTGCCTCTATGTCTGTTCCAAGTGCCCGCTGGCTTTCCTTCGCCAGCGGCGGATCACATTGAGGCACACATCTCGTTGGATGAGGTGCTTAACATCCGCGCCCCGCATGTCTACCTGGTGAAAATCACAGGGGAAAGCATGCAAGGGGCAGGAATCTTTGACGGCGATCTGGCGGTAGTAGATCGCTCGTTGGAGCCGGCCCATGGTCACATCGTCGTGGCGCTGTTGAACAACGATCCGCTGTGCAAACGCCTATGTATCCGGGGAAAGGATGTGATCCTTTTGTCTGAGAACCCCAAGTATCCGCCTCGCTATGTGCTGGAAGGTGATGAACTGGCCATCTGGGGCGTAATAATCGGCAGCGTGCGCAGCCATGTCTAAAGTGACGCCGGTATTTGGCCTCATCGATTGCAACAGCTTCTACGCCAGTTGCGAACGCGTGTTCCGTCCTGACCTGGCCAAGGTACCCATTGTGGTGCTGTCGAACAACGACGGCTGCGTCATCGCTCGGAGCTACGATGCCAAGCCCTACGTGAAAATGGGCGAGCCATACTTCCAGATCAAGCACAAGCTCAAGCAGCACGGCATCGTCCCGTTCTCATCGAATTACGCGCTGTACGGCGACATGAGCGAACGGGTCATGACCCTGATCGAGTCGATGGTACCGGCCGTTGAGGTGTACAGCATCGACGAAGCCTTCGCCGACATGACCGGCATCAATGACTTGGACGGTCTCGGCCGGAAGATCCGCAGCCAAGTACTCCGCTGCACGGGTATACCTGTCGGTGTCGGTATCGCACATACCAAAACCTTGGCCAAGCTGGCCAACCACACGGCCAAACGGCTGCAGGCGCAAACCGGTGGCGTCGTGAACATCTGCGACCCAAGCAAGCGCGACTGGGTGCTGCGTAATACCGACGTAGCGGAGGTGTGGGGAGTAGGACGGCGCATGAAAGTGCACCTCGACGGCATGGGGATCAAGACTGCCATGGATCTGGCCAAAGCAGACCCGTGGACGTTGAGAAAAAACTTCAGTGTGGTGATCGAGAAAACTGCCCGGGAATTGGCGGGCACACAGTGCCTAGAGCTGGACGAGCCAGATCCGCCCAAGCAAGAGATCTGTTGTAGTCGGATGTTCGGCAAAAGGCTAAAGGACCTGCCACCGATTAAGGAGGCAGTGGCGACCTATATGATGCGGGCTTCGGAAAAGCTCCGGGCACAGCGGTCTCTGTGCAAGAAGATTCGAGTCAGCATCCGCACCGGCATGTTCAACCCCGATGAGGCTAAGTACGCAAACGGCATCGTTATCGATCTACCTTATCCAACGGATGACGTTCGGATGCTTACGGCGGCGGCAGTCGATGCACTTGATCGTGTATTCCGTCCTGGTTTCAGTTACAGCAAAGCGGAAGTCCTACTGCTGAATCTCTGCCAGCCGGGTGAATACACGGACGATTTATTCGCCATTTCTCAGCCCGCTGAGGCAACAAGAGTTATGGCGGTATTGGACGAAATCAACGGACGATGGGGCAGGGGGACGCTCCGGGCCGCGAGCGTGCCGAGCAATCCAGAATGGGGTATGCGGCGGGAGATGATGAGCCAAAGCTATACGACGCGATTGGATCAATTGTGGACAGTGAACTGTAAGTAATGAGCGCGCTTTCGGCCAAAGAGGTTCTTACAACATATGGCATGGTGATATCGGCTATCCCCATTACCCAAAACGGGGGTGATTTTGCGTTGCATGCTCTGATGTCCCATGACTCTGACATCCATTCGGTGTATGAGTGGAGCGATTTTCCGTTTCAAATCTGCCAGATTCGGTAG